ATTTCGCAAGCAATGAGGCGGTCAGCCCATGCGAAGTCAAAGCGGAACTTTCGCGGCGGCGCAAACACGTGCTCACGAATCGGCTCCGGCAACTTCGCAGCCCGTACATGCAGAGCAAACATCTCTTCCAGCGCGCTCGGCTTCTTCGCTTTCATGGTGGCGATGGTCATGCAGCCTCCACGTCGAACAGATCGCCCATGCTCGACTTGGCTGCACCGAGATTCTTGCAAGCCACCTTCCAATACGATTCCTTGAGCTCGAACCCAATGAACTTGCGGCCCTTCTGAAGCGCCATATAGCCCTCCGACCCGATTCCGCCAAACGGCGAAAGAACCACGTCACCCGGATTGCTCCACAGCTCCAGTGCGCGCTCAATCACCTGGAGCTGGAGCGGGCAGATGTGGCGCTCGTCTTCTTCGTCGCGAGCCTCGCGGAACGCCAGCGTGTCGGTCGGATTGATATCCATCCACACGGGCGATGCGTACTTCTGCCATAGCTCCACCGGGAATTCTTCGTGCGTATGCGCGATCGGCTCCGGGTTCTTTCCGGGTTTGCGCATCGTCACCAGATAGTCGGGTATGCCTTGTCGACTCATGCTCGAATCAGTGCGGATCGTCTTGTGCAGAAGACCGAGAGCCTTCGTGCGCTGCATCGCCGTTACCGGGTCTTTCCAGATGCAGACTTCGCTATGGAAGATGAAACCTTCCTTTTCGAACATGCGGATCAGGTCGCCGCGGAAATCGCGGATACCGATGAAACCGTGATGCGCCTTGCTGGTCGGCAGGTTCATGCAATGGAACGAGACCAGACGGCCGGCTTTGAGCACACGGAACAGTTCCTTCACGAGAAACTGAAAGTGAATGTCGAACGCGCCATCGTCTTTCGAGTTCCCCATGTCGCGGTCGCTATTGCTGTACGTGTACAGGCTCGCAAACGGCGGGCTGAACACCGAGAATCCAACCGACTCATTTGGCAAGCCCGATACGCCCTCGACGCAATCTGCGTGATACATGGCGTAATCTGCGCCGATCTTTTCGTTCAATACTTTCACGCTGCCTCCAGGAATGCGGGGATCGTCATCTCGACGTTCGGGTTGTATTCAGTCTTGGTGCGGCTCGTGCCGCGGATCGTCGCGACGGTTATGTCCTGCATGTGAGCGACCATCTGCCCTGCCATGCGCTCGGCGTCAGCCTCTTTGCGTTGCAGGTTGGCGACGACTGCGCCCTCGGTCTCGGCGGCCACAAGATAGACATTGACGGGCCTCGTTTGGCCGAATCGCCAGCAACGGCGGATTGCCTGGAACAGTTGTTCGTATGAGTCATTGAGACCAACGAAAACCATGTCCGCGCAGTGCTGCCAGTTCATCCCGAAACCGGCGACGCTCGGCTTGGTCGTCATGACGCGGATTCCGCCATCGGCGAAGGCAAGCAACTTGCGCTCTTTGTCGTCGGCCTTGTCGGAGCCGCGGACCTCGACGGCGTCCGCGATCAGTTTCGTCATCAATTCAGCTTCGCCATTCAGGTTGCACCACACCAACCAGGGCGCATCAGGCTTGCTCGCAATGATTGCGGCAGCGGCGCGGCAACGTTCCTCTACAGTCTCTCGGCGCTCCTTGATGCGTTCTTGCAGGGTTGCGGCCTGCATCACGAACAGGGTGTCTTGCGCGCGACTGTGATCTACCTCGACAGTCACTTGCTCGATCGTGAGTGGCGGCAGGTCATAGCCAGCGTTGTCATAGCCAAGGTCTGACGGCTTGCGCAGCATCACAGCCCATGAGCACATCCACTTCCAGAATTCGCTTTCGGCATGGCCCTTGAGTCGCCACTTTTGCGTCTCGCCGCCGTCGTGAATAAAGAACATCGCGAGCATTTCCTCCTGCGTCATGACGCCAAGGAATTCCGCGTGATTACCAAGTTCCATGTAGTCATTCGGGGCCGGGGTGGCGGTGCAGGCGAGGCGGAATCGGTAATCCTTGAAGGCTTCGATAATCGCGGTGCGTGTCTTGCCATCCGACGCCTTCAGGAGGCTCGATTCATCCAGCACGACGCCTGAGAAGTGATCCAGATCAAACTTCGCCATGCGGTCGTAGTTCGTCACGACGATTTGCGCATCACCAATCTCCGATTGCTCGCGACAGTGCTTCACGACAATTCCGAATTTCGCGCCTTCGCGCTCCGTTTGAGCTGCGACGGCGAGCGGGGCAAGAATCAGAATCGGCATACCCGTTGTTTCCGCAACGCAGCGCGCCCACTCCAATTGCATGAAGGTCTTACCGAGACCTGTGCCAGCGAACACGGCCGCGCGGCCACGGCGAAGCGCCCATGTCACAATGTCGCGTTGGTGCGGCTTGAGCGAGGCATTCAGGGACGGGATTGCGATCAGACCCGACTCGGGGTCGGACATGCGCTTTCCGTCGATGAAAGCTTCATAAGCAGTGCTATGCGAAGTAGTTTCGATATTTTCCATTGTTCTCTCGCCGGTTATTCGAGTCCGCGTTTATTCGACTTTGACACTTCCGGCTTCTCGCCAAATTTTGTCCCAGGCATGAGATCGGCAAACATGGTCCGCTCGCCGATGTATGCCGCTCCTACGGTTCCAGTGGGGCCGTTGCGCTGTTTGGCGACATGAATCTCGCCAATGCCGCGATCCCGCGTATTCGGGAAATAGACCTCATCGCGATAGAGAAAAAGCACAATGTCCGCGTCCTGCTCAATTTCGCCCGAGTCGCGCAGGTCGGAGAGCATAGGGCGCTTGTCGCCGCGCTCTTCGAGCTTGCGGTTAAGCTGGGCTAGCAACACAACCGGCACATCCATCTGCTTCGCCAGGGCCTTAAGACCGCGACTGTTCGCGCCGACCTTCTCGTTGCGGGTATTGCCCTCTCCGTCAGCCATGAGGCCGAGATAGTCGATCACGATCAGTCCGAGGCCGTGACGGCGCTTGACCATGCGGGCGCGACTGCGGATTTCCGAAAGGCTCAATGCTGGCTGTTCATCAACAACGACTTCTAGTTCCGTAACCTTCACCGTGCCAGCGGTCAATTGGTCGAAGTCGCCGTTATCTTCGAATTTTCGGCCGTCGAGGATCTTGTCCAGTGGAATACCGGAAGCCCGGGCAAGTGCGCGGTTCGCCAATTCCTCCCCAGGCATCTCCTGCGAAAAGAATAGGGTGGCACCGCCGACGCGAGCTGCAGCCTCTGCAACCCCCAATGCGATCGCGGTCTTGCCCATCGCAGGGCGACCAGCGATGACAATGAGTTGTCCAGGGCGCATTCCGCCGCCCAACTTCGCATCAAGATCGCGCAGGCCAGTCGAAAGCGACTTAACCTTCGCTTCGCGGCCGTGGTATTGATCGTCAATGCGTTGGATCGCCGGCGCCAGGAATGCGCTGATGTACTGCGGATCTTTGGTCGTCGTCACAACCAACGGTTCGAACTTCGCCGCCGCCTCGTTCAGGATCTGTTCGACAGTACGGCCGTCGCGGTTATAGGCCATCGCCGAGATTTCATCTGCCGCAGAGATGATGCCGCGCAGTTTCCAGCGATCGACCACGATATCAGCGTAACGGCGAATGTTCGCTGCGCTGGGCGAGTTTCCGGCCAGTCTGTTGAGGTAGGCGAGGCCGCCGACCTGTTCGGCCTGGTGCGAGGCCGTCAGGGCATCAAAGACGGTCAACAGGTCGGCCCGGCGGTTGCTGACGATCAACTTCTGGATCGCGTCGAAGATCAGGCGATGGTCGTGACGGTAGAAATGCTCGATGCGCAGATGGCCGATACGGTCGAAGCCGTCGTTGTCGTTCATCAGGGCGCCGAGGATCGACTGTTCCGTTTCGATGCTGGCCGGGACTTCACGACTTTCGATGAAGGGTTCGTGGGGAGCGTTCATTTCGTGCCTTTGTTTTCGTAGTTGCCGGAAACGACCTTGGAGAAGTTGTCGGCCTTCATCAGCCATCCAAGGTCACAGTTCATCCACTTTTCGTTCCGGCCAGTAAGAAAATCACTTTTCGCCACGTAGGCGAAGAATCGGTCAAACCAGGCGACGGCACTCGCCTCATCCGTGGCGTACTGACTGCCGTCTCGCTTCTTGGCCGTCAGAACCCACCGCCATCTAGCGCGCATAGCCTGTTGCTTCTTTCCCTCCCACATGGTCGGGTAGGGCAGCTCAGGCAGGTATTGCGCGTAAAGCTCAATCAGCTTCTGGTGCGGGCAATTCGGAAGCTGATCGTCAGAATGTGCCCCGACACCGTCGGGCGCTTCCTCTACGTCAGTAGAGGAAAGGTTTTCTTCTAACTCTTCTCTTTCTCTAGGTAACGCATCCGCTAACGATTCAGGCGTTACCTCTGCGTTACCTTTTGCGTTAGCTGCTTTGTGCTTCGCAACGCGGACTGCCGTATTGGCGCGGTTCTTGGCGGTTTGGCCATTGTGACGGTCGAAATTCGGCAACGTAATTCCGTCCGCCGTCTTGATCAGCCAACCCACTTTTTCCATCGATGAAGCGAATCCGGTTAGACCTACTAAACGGTCAAACAACGAAAAAGTAACGCCGCGAGCGTTACCATCTTCTGTGTGTTGATCAAACCAGCACCAGACACGGAACGCTTTGCCAAATACCGCATCCACATCGATCGAAAGCATTTCGGCCATCGCCCACATCTCGGGCTTGTCCGGTGTTTCCGTTTCGATCTTGAGCCATGCCATTCACTTTCCCCGGATCATCGCCACCAGCGATCGGCACAGCATCGACGCTTGCCGCTTCTTTGCATCTTTCGACTTCAACTTTCCGATGTTCTCTGCCATGCGACCCTGCTTGGCGTGAACTTCGAGCTTTTGGTTGAGCAGATCGCGCTTCATGGGGCGGCCTCTCGAGTGTCGGTTAAGACGGGAACCCGAGAGACCCGAGACGCTCGCCACACTTCGGCGCCACGCGCTCAGCCCACGCGCGAATGCGTTGGCCCTCAAACATCTTCGTCGTGTGGTCGATCCAGTCGTTGCGGAAGCAGCGCTCGATCATGTCTGCGTCGTCACGCCTGAGCGCCAGGTCAACGCAGTAGCCCTCGTAGCCGAACATCAGGAAACGATTCGGGTCGCGCGGAGGAAAGCCGGTCAGGTCCAGTTGCTTCGCTTGCATTTGCATTTGGTTACTCCCTGTTGATGCGCCTTAGGCGGCGCGTTGTGCGATTACTTCTTCCATGGCGTCCGCCTTGGGGCGGCGCCAGACCGAATACCTCATGGGCTTGGAAATAGCTTCCTCGAAAGACATGCCCAAAATCATCAAGCGGCGGTGCAAACAACCGGACTTCATCCCAAAGCGCTCCGCCCATTCGGCAATGCACAGCGTCTCGCCGTTGTGGTTGAAGTACCTCATGTTTCGCTTGTTCCGGTTTTGAACTTTCCTTGAGGCCCATACGCAATTGGACGGGGAGTAAGGGCCGTTGTTATCTCGGCGTTCAATCATCATTCCGTCCGGACGATGCCCCATGTCCGCGAGGAAGTTCTCAAAAGATTCCATCCAGCGATCACAAACTTTGATGCCGCGGCCACCATAGTTCTTATAGCCGGGACGTCGCGTATCCGTGCACCGCCGTATCATTTCTCTCCAGATCGATCTAAGGCGCGACTCGGGTGAAAGATTTTTCATGCCGCAGACTCCAGAGCTGCAACCTTTGCCTCAAGCTCACGGATCTTCCGTTGCTCCGGCGTCTCTTGAACGGTGATGAAGCCCATGGCCCTATCTTCGTATTGGCGTATCGCGTAGTTGGCGCAGAAGATCTGGAAACGAATCCGCATGTCGTAGGGCAGGTACTTCTTGCCGGCCAGGATGTTCGACAGATGCGATTTCGGAAGACCGAGAAGCGCAGCCGCATCGCTCATCGAATACTTGATTCGACGTTTGTTCCAGCACAGCAGCACTGCGTCGTGCTCATTGCGCAAACGTCCAATCAAAGACTCGGGCAGCCAGTCGGGAGCCTTGATAGGCTGGAGAATTGGAATTTCGGCTTGCATGGAGCCTGCCCACCTGAAAGTTATTGGTGTTCCACGTAGCGTTCTACGTGCCGCACCGGGTCAAATTAAGGGGTCCTAAGACCCCCAACGAAGAAAAATGAAACCCTTAGACAGAAACCATTGCAGCCATCTTTTCGCTGCCAGTCGAACCGCCAAGCGGTTGTACGTCGTCGCTTGCATCCAGGGAGCGGCGAGCCCGCGTCACAACAACCTCGATCAGCGCAGACCAGTTGATATCGGGTCTGAGTTCCTCGCACCGGATTCCTGTAAGATTCTCGATAGCAAGGCATCGCTCCTTGGGCGTCCCGCGGCTAATCCAGTTGGATATCGCCTGGGGCTTAACCTTGAGCGTCGCGGCAAGCTCGTACACACCGCCCGCCCGCTTGATCGCGAGGCGGAGGGCTTCGGCTCCGGCATGAGGGTTCTGTGTCTTCATGATTCACAATTCTACACAGACTGTGAGTTTGCGCAAGCCTTTTCGTGTAACGATGCTGTGAGCCACGGACTGTGAGTGATGGGATACCCTTCGCCGATGGAAAAAACGAATATCCCGTGGGAAATCATCGAGCTACGGTTAGCCTCAATGGGGAAGAGGCCCGCATGGTTGGCGCTGCAATTGCGCACCGGAACAAACACCGTATCGAACTGGAAGAAGCGCGGCGGAGCGCCGTCCGATAGGGCTCCCGAGATCGCTCGCGTTCTCAATCTCACTCTCGAAAAGCTTCTTGTTCACACGAAACCCGACAAGCATATTTCAGTGGCCACTGAACCCTCGATAAAGCGGCAGACTTCAGGCATGATTGGCGATTCGGTTTCGGATACGGGGCATAACATCAATCCCCTGTCCGAATCGAATGTTGGTCCCAATCTAAAGCTGAAAGCAGGGAGGGCCGTGGCCGTGGTCGGGGAGGTACAAGGGGGACCGGATGGCTTTATCAGTATTGACGACTATCCGGTAGGACATGGGCATGCGCACCTTCCTGAGGTGCGGCTTCGCAGTGAAGGCGCCTATGGCCTGAAGGTCCGGGGAGACAGTATGCGGCCGAGAATCAAGAGCGGCGAATACATTGTCTGTGAACCAAAGGCTGAGTATCAGCCAGGTGATGATGTCGTTGTCAAGTTCACAGATGGAAGCGCGATGGTGAAGGAGCTGTTATGGATTCGCGAGGGCGATGTTTGCCTCGGATCTATCAACAACGGCATCCCGCCGATCACGCGTTCGCTGAGCGAAGTTCTCTATATACACCGCGTCGCCGCAATCATGCCTCGAGGCTCTGCCGTGCAGTTCGAAGGCTAGAGCCAAAAACAGCAACTCACAAAAAGCCCGCCTCGTGCGGGTTTTTTTACGCCCATACATTCCCCAGACAAGCAGAAAACTCACGTGAACTCACAAAGTGCTTGACGAACTCACAGTCTGTGACCATAATGAATTCCATCAGCACCCCACAAGCGCAACGACCGGAGGATGGAGATGAGCACGATCGATTTCACGAAGGTAAGCAAGCAAGACGACCTGAAGTCTGCTCACTTCCGCGTGCTGGGATATCGCAACGGCGTCCGCAAGATGAGCAAGCGCCTGACCTACAGCCAAGCTCGCAAGGCAGCATGGGCTGATTCGTCGCTGACCATCTATAGCGAGCGCTTCCTGTGCCCGACGATCTGATGCGAGAGGCGGCAATGGACGTTCCACGCAGTCTATACGAGGCGGTCTGCAAGGACCATGAGAGAGCCGCTGAAAGCCTCGCCTCGCAAGATGCGGCAATTGAGAAGTACCAGATATTGATCGCAGTCGGGTATGCCGTTCTAGGGGCACTGGCGGCGAATGGGGCAGACATCCCGGAGCGTTTTCTTGATGCATTCGCCGACCCTGATTCGGTGGAGAAACCTCTCGATCTGTTGCCGTTCGAGATGGCGCGAGTGACAGACGAGAAGATCATCGATATCGCTCGAGACTGTGGCCATGTTTTTGAGGATGGCGCGTTCATCTGGGGAAAGGAGTCGCTTCTCGATTTCGCTCGAAGGCTGATTGCCGGATTCTAGGAGAAACATCATGAGTCAACTCGCCAGAGATTTGCATGACCTCCGCGCCGATCTTCCGACGTCGCTCGAGCTGCGAGTGATCGCAGCCAGGCTGATCTCGGCGGCCACGCGGGGCGAGGGTAAGGGTTGTTAGTACCTGTCTGTAGCGCCGAGCCCATAGGTTCGGCAGTGCGGATAGCACGGCAGTATCAGTAACCGCTCCGGCAGAGCCGGGATAGCGGAATGATCTTTAACACGACGAAGACCGATACACAGGCTCGAATGGTCGAGCCCAGCCCAAGGCCCCGTGCGGCTGATAGAAAGCGCGGGAAATGGGAGGGTCCGCCTCCTACCGCGAAAGCGGCGCCCAAACACGGATTCGATGGCGTGGTAATCGGATCAAACCGCAGCAGGCCGTGAGCTGGCATCGCCAGGAGTAGCACGGCTGCTGCGCGCAATGCTGACGAAGGCGACTCTGTCACTCCCTCAAAGAGACGTAGACAACCGCTGGGCACGGATCGACGCAGGCTGATACCTGATAGATCGCATCCGGGCCGGTGCTGAATCCACCGAAACGGCGATCTTTCATCCCTCTCCCTGAAAGTGCAGAGCGCCTCCGTGAGTGTTGAGCATCCCCCAACCCCCAATCGTGTCTATCACGATTCGTTATCCTATTTACGTGGAGAAACCGTGAAGATCACCAAAGAGCTTCTGAAAGAAAAGCATCCATGCGCGGATGGCTACGAGTGGTACCTCCGCAATTTCCCGGAAGGCGGCGAGTACCAGGAAATTCTCGACAAGCTCTGCGACGACGATCGTTTCGACGACGCGTGCTGGCTGCTGAACGCTTTCGGTAAAACTGATGATGTGCTGGAAGTAGAAACGCTGGAGCGCAAGTCGCTCGTGTTCGCTGGCTCGATCCGCGTGACGGGATCAATCAAGATCGAATTTTCGTTGCGAGCCGGTTCGGGCATCGAAGCCGGTTCGGGCATCGAAGCCGGTTGGGGCATCAAAGCCGGTTGGGGCATCAAAGCCGGTTCGGGCATCGAAGCCGGTT